ACCATACCTGCTGTAATAGCAGTGTTAGCAGCAGACAAAGTCAAGGTTGTGCTTGAAGTTGTAGCGTTACCAGAAACGGTAACAGCAGAAGCTGTAACGAGCTGAACAATACGGAATGGAGCGGTTGTGGTTAATGGGCTAGCTACGCCAGTACCGATAGCGGTAGTAGCAATAGCAATACCAGCAGATGAATCGCCAGTAGTTGTTGAGCCAGTGTTGCTATTAGCATTACCTAAGTAGTAAGCATTAGATCCAACAAAAGATGGGTTAATGTACTGGATGGTAGAGCTGTTAGAACCTTGGGACAATACAACTGCTTGGAATACTGCTTGAGGATCATCTACAACATAACCGATTGCATCAGTAGCTGTAGTACCTGCTTGATAGAACTGATAACGGTTTTTACCGTAGATAGGACCGCCTGTTGTTGAATATTCGCAACCAACAAAAACACCGATAGTACCAGCAGTACCACCGTTAGCTGTTGTTGGAGCTAATGTTGAAGCAACCAGAGTACCTGCTGCTGTGCCAACACCAATTTGAACAACGTCACCGTTGAACAAGCTAGTAGCATAGCCATTGTAGATCGGGAACATGCGGGTAGAACCAGCAAATACACGACCACCAATCAGGTTAACTGGCTTTAGACCGTAAGGGGCCGAAACTGTAGGATAAGCCATTTAAATCTCCTAATTATTTAATTACCAGATCCAAAGCTTACTGTTGACTTCCGTTCCATAAAGATTGGCATTCTAGAGTCGCTTTGGCGCATTAAGTTGTTATCTACGGCATCTGCTTGAGCTTGGGTCTGGGCATCAAAATATGCTGCCTGTTGTTGATCCATCTCAATAGGACGCTTGCAGAGTAATAACCCGCCAATTTCGATATTGTCTTTAAAACGACTACCGTCATCGACTAACAGTTTAAATTTGGGTTGTTCTTCAAGTAGAACAGGCTCATAACCTTCCCGGAAACGCACACTAATATTGCGTGGATCTGGGCTGTTCAACATTGAAACACGAATCCATTTGTAACCGTACCCCGGTTGCTTGTCTGGCTCTGGGAGTAGTTCTGGTGGCATCCACTGCTTAGGACGTTCACTAAATTCACGGTTATCTGCCTCACGGCTTAATTTGTTCTGGGCCATTGTCATGCCTCCACTTTAATAAGTTCTTTAACGTACTGCTCCGGGGTAAGTCCAAGTTTTTTAGCAAGCGCTACTTGCGATTGCGTTAACCGAACTCTCTTAGGTGCTGTCGACCTAGTTGCCGGAGCAACTACTGTTGCTGGCTTAGCTTTTGGCGTGTCTGCCTTTGGCTTTACCTCTACTTCTGGTTCTGAGTCTTCCTCAAAATTCTCTGGGAACCGTTTACGCATCGTCTTGTCCAACGTAGCGTAATATTCTTCAGATCCAACCTGCACCCCTTGACGTTTTAGCTTCTCATGAAGTCCTAGAGCCGCTGCAGTCATCTCTTCGTCCTGTCCGAACCAAGGATTATCCGCTTGCCATTCCACGACCCGATCGTCAGGTCTTGGTGCATTTTGATACTGTTGTGGTGATTGTACAACATATTCTTCTTTTGGCAACTCAGGTAACTTAAATTTCTTGACTTTGTCCAATTCCATCTGGGCTTTAGTCATTTCTTCCTGAGCTTCCATGATCTTGTCAGCATCACCAGCTTCATAAGCTTCTTTATAAGCCTGTTTAGCAGCTTTAAGTTGCGCTTTTGCTGTATCTTTTTTAGCTTCCTTGTACTCTTTCTCACCTTCTTCAAGCATTTGTTTCATGCGTTGATTTTCGGTAAGCAGTCGTTGGGCAGCATCAATAGCAGCTTGGCGCTCTCTTTCAGCAGATTCGGCACGGCGACGCTCATCATTCCAGACACGCTTCATCTTAATGAGTTTGTCTTTAGCTTCTTTGCTGTACTTGTCTAGATCGTCAACTTCTACTTCTAATTGTCTGACTTTCTCAGGATCTGCTGGTTTGCGACCACGATCTTCTTCGGGGGTATCATCCTCGATCTCAATCTCAATCTTATCTTCTTCTACGGGTTTACCCTTAGCTTCAGCTTCAGCTTCAATCTCATCGGGGAATTTAAATTCTTGATCTTCTAAATCTGGCATTGTCCGCCTCCTTAAATAAACTTACGCTTGATGCCACGTGGATCTTGCACTACGGCTTCCACAGAGTCATCGTTAATAATCCGGAACTCACGGTCGTGAATTACCAGTCTAGTGCCTGCATTTGGGCGTACAAGGATAAAGTCACCCTTCTTACACCAAGGTCCGTTAGGAAAACGATCCTTATCGGCATAACAATCTGGGCCTAAATCGACCACAAAAAGTACCGTTGTAAGCAATTCATCGTGCCGACGGGTCTCGTCAGACTTGATAATCCCACTTTCAAATGCTTCTTCTGCTTCAGGAATCGCACATAAAATACGATATCCTTGGGGTTGCGGAAGCTGTTTAGCCCTTTCCTCCGCTGTTCTAGCCATTACTGCAGCTAAGTCTACTGCTTGGCTAAGATTTACATCATTCATCGTCCGAATGCTCCAATCGTTGTTTGAGGTCTTTAATGATGGCACACGCAGCTTCTAGACCTCGCACTTGGCCACATGTGTATTTGTACTCATCAAAATCCTTAGCTTGTCCGTATGTCAGGGCGCTGCCAAGCATCTGTATTCTCTCCTGATACTGTCCGATCAGGTAATCGAGATGGTCGTTCATTCTTTAGTTTTCTCCTTTGGTTGCTGTTTAGCCTGAGCTTCTAACTGCTGGTCAGCTAGGTGTCTAGCATGTCCGTGGTCAGCTAGTGTCTTAGCTGCTTCAAACTGATGTTCCATCTGACGTCCACGTTGTTGACTGTGAATATCGGCCGCCTTAGACATTGCGTTCAAATCGGCTGTCTTCATAGCAGTTTGTGCTTGCAACTGCATCTTTTCACGTTCTAACTGCAACTGTTGTTGCTTGAGCTGCATCTCTGCTTGGTCTTTCTGTTGCTGAGCTTGCTGAGCTTGTTGCTTTAACTGCAACTCTTGTTGCTGCATTTGAATCAGAGGATCTTGCGCTTGCTGTTGTGCCTGTTGCTGCTGGACTTGCGCTTGGTTATTCTGTAATAACTTAACTGCAGCTTGTGCCAACAATGGAGCGAGCTGAGCTTCTACTTGTGGATCTAAATGTATATCCTCGCCACTTTCGTCTGTCTGAGCAGGCAATGTAGAACCAAGTTGTTTCTCAATCTCAACACGATACTGGAAGCCTAAGTGCTCGTTAATATGCGCCATCATAGCTGCTTGAATCTGCTGCGCCATTGGATTATTTTGCAACAACTGAGCAATCTTAGGATCCTGCATTGCACTCATGTGCACAGTGATGTGTGCTTGGTGGTCTTGGTATGCAAAAGCCTTTGACGGTTTAAGCATCAATATGTTTTGATTTTCCGTAACTGGATCTGTCGGCTTCTGGTCTTCGTCCATCGGAACGAGTTTTTGTGCATTCTTAATCCCCAATACATCGAGCATCTGGCGATAGAGGAGAGGCATGTTGAAAAGCTGGGGCGAGCCTTGAGCCAACTGAAATACTGCTTGGTACTGTACGATCTTTTGCGCCATCGTACTTGCATTAGGATCACTGACTGGAATGACATCGACGTTATCGTAGTCGCTTTTCTTCGCCTTACGATCGCCTTCAACTGGGTCATAGTTATAGTCCTCTGGTGCGTACTCAGCAATAATATGCTTGAGCAGTTTGAGTTCTTGTTTTAATGAGAAGTGAATACGTGCCTGAACAGCAGACATTACTTTTAACGTACGCTCTAAGATTGCCAGCGTTGTACCAACTGGGGCGTTGGCTGACATATCTGATAGGTTCAAATCGGCAGTATTCGCAAAGCGACGTCCTTCCTCAATGATCTTATCCATCAATCCTGCTAGGACTTGGCTTGGCTCCTTGTATGGGAGGGGCATGATATTGTCTCGCATTGCGCCAGACGGAACATCAACATCTCGCCATTCTCCGGGGGCAATTGGAGTATCGTCCCCTTTGACACGCAACCCACGGGTCTTAAAGCCGCCCGGCAAGTTGGATAGTGTCCCTGCATCGACCAACTGACGAATAATGGAAGTGCCACTTTTAGCATAAGCGCCAATAAGGTGGATGAGACCAAAACAATAAAAACCAAAACCGGGAATATACCCGTAGTGGACGAAGTGTTGGCGTTTCTTTTTAAGTTTGTCATCTGGTTCCCAATTTCTACGGATAGACAGAACAGTCATTGTGCCCTTCTCGATTGTCACTACGTATGGCAGTGCAATACCGGTGGGTTCACCATTGTCATCCTTATCTTCAAATCCCGGCAAGTCGAGGTCGACATGCATCTCAAGAACTTTATATCTACTATCTGTTGAAGCTCTAAAGCCTAGCTTCTCAGCAATCTTCTTCTCAACTTCATCTAGTGAGTTGTGTGGGTCGCCCAAGTCAACGTCACGATATAAGCCATTAACCTGTAGGATCCTAAGCTCATTCTCCGTTTTGCGCATAACGTGAGTTACACGTGGAGAGCTAGCTAAATCTGATGCGCCGTAAGGAACAACCATGTCCTCTGCTGGAACATACATTGCAACCTGACGACCTAGTGCTGCATCGTAGTAAATCTTTTTGAACGCATTACCGGCAAGACCTAAGCCCCATAACATACGCTCCATCTCTGGGCGATACTCGGGCATCTCTTCAGTTAACTGATAGTTCATGTCATCTTGGACACGCTCAGCTGCTTCTTTCTTATCTTGGGTTTCTTTACCAACGATAAGTGTCTTAACTGGACCCATTGCTGGGAAGATAGACATCATAGTTTCTGCTTGGAACTTAACCAATGCTTCTGCAAGGAGTGGATGGTAGACTCCACAAGCGCCTTCCCAAGGCTCAGCTCGTTCTTCAATTTTAAGGCCCAAGAGTTCTAAGCCATCCACGTAGGTTTGAATCCAATCTTTACGTGAGCCGACGTCTTCGTCAAAGTCACCAATCAGATCACCAGCAAGTTGTGTAAGATCACCCTCGCTAATATATTCGGCTAGGTTATCGTTAAACCCTTCTTCGCCATCGTGTTCTTTTTCTAGAACAACCTCTAATCCATCCATGCCAATTCTGACTGACTCAGGATCCTCGATCTCAATCTCTACTGGAGATTCTTGCTGGGCAAGTTCATCGATTCCTTGGGGTGCTGAATATAGTGCCTTATCTATTGCCATAATCTATCCTTAGTAGTACGCTTTTTTAGCGCTCTTAAAATACCTAATCTCATCCGGCTCATCGCTTGGCAAGCGGATAAAGCCACCATTTCTAAAACGCATTAGCGCCATAACTGTGGAGTCCACTAAGTCATCATGACTCATAAACGGAAATCCTGCAATCTCCTCCACCAACTCTTCAGCCCAACGAGTTTCCGGTACCCAAACTAAACTGGAACGGATAATATCTGCTACGCTGTTAAGTCTTGCTAGTTTATCACCGGAACCCCTATGTGGGGTATATTCCTGCACGGCTAGCCCAGTTCTACGCAATTCTTGATATAGCGCAGTACCCGCTGACTTTTTCTCCACTATAAACACATCAGGTTGCCACTCTCTGTATTCATTTAGTGCTAGATCTTTTAACTCTGGAAACTCTAGACGCTTCTTAATAGAGTTAAGCAAGATAATGTTATAGGCGCCGTTCTCGTCATTCATGAACACACCCCACGTTGTTAGCGCAGTAAAGTCGGCCCGGTTGTGGGTTTCTGCTGCAGCGTCAAGGGACATGATGAGATATTCGCATTGAGGTGGGCGCTCGCCTTTCCACCACTGCCACCATTCTCTTTTGACGACGGAGGCTTCTTCGGAGGTGGGGTTTTGCTGGTATTGAGCGTTCCATTGGAACACAGGCATAGAGGCCTTAGTTTGACGCAAAGCGGGTAAAGGCATCCACTCAGGCCATAAAGCACGTTCTTCTGGGGTTCCTTCGTTAAAGATTGCTGGGAACTCGACAACTTCATACTGATCTGCTTCCTCATTCTGGGTCATGTCCCTGACAACTCTACCACTCAAATCATCTTGGTGCCAACGAGTTTGAACAATCGCCACACGGCCTCCCGGCATAAGACGAGTACGAGCACCGTAAGTGAACCACTCATAAGCCTTCTCAAAAACATCGAAGTTTCCGTTAATAATATCTTGTTCGTTATGTGGATCATCAACCAAAAGTAAATCGGCGCCACGACCTGCCAAAGCAGAACCCACACCGCAAGCGTAATACTCGCCGCCAGCATTAGTGTTCCAGCGCCCAGCAGATTTATTATCTTGTGCCAAAGAGACTGTTGGGAATATCGTTCTATAGACTGGATTGTCAATTATGTTCCTCACTTTTCGTCCAAAGTCCACCGCTAAATCGGTGGTATGTGACACCATTAGTACCTTTTTATCTGGGTATTTACCTAAAAACCATGCCGGAAAATAGATAGAAACAAGCTGGGATTTACCATGACGAGGCGGAATATTGACGCAAATACGGTTCTTTTTACCTGCTGCAATGTCCATTAATAGGTCTGCAAGGCGTCTATGGTGCTTACCAACCTTGTAATCTGGCTGTAGTTTTTTGCAAAATTCAATTAAATCTTCCCTACAAGCCTTAGAACTTTTGCGTTTTTCAATAATATCTAGTACAACATCAAGTTCTAATGCGTCAGATTCATCAAAAGCATCAAGATTTTGGACCAAAAAGTCCAATTCGGCATCGGTTAATGAGGAAAGTGGATCAGTTTCCAGCATTTCCATCAGGTTTTTCCTCGTTTGTACCTAATTCTGCGTCCAAATCTATGGTTTCACCGTTAACTTTTACCTCTGTTACGTCTTCTATGTCAACAGGATGCATTAAACGTTGTATTTTCGCACGTACAGACTCTAAAAGATCTTGTGTTGAGCGGTTGTTAATGGTGACTTCGCTCTTCTCAGTAAACAAACCAACGTCTGTGATCTTACCAAGTAGTTCTAAAGCACGTAATCGGGTGCGATCGTCTGGCGAATCGCTGTCTATGATGAGTTTATTAGTAACAAGAAGCCTAATCTGCATGGCATTTTCAACTACACGAGTGCTGTACGCATCTAAAATAGTTTTAACCTCGCCATAGGCTGCAGGTTTGAGGTCTTTCTTGACTAATTTTTTGTTTGATTTTTCTTCGTTGGCAGCTATAGCATATGCAGTTTGCTCAGCGACTTCTTTATCTTTTTCAGTCGGCGTCATATCCAGCCCTAGTAATTCTGCTGAATTACAAGCTGCTTGAGCTTTCTCAATAAAGTTTGCCAACACCGGATTGTCTTCCGGAAATGGTATTGCCAAGTCCGGCTCTACGTGTAGTTGCATCAAAGTCAAGTCCGACGTGATTGCGATGTTGGAATTCTACTACACTTTTTTCTTTCTGCGTTTCTTTTTTGCAACAGTGCGTTCTTCATGGTGGTGAATCCTGTGGCAATTTGCACATAAGGGAATACATTTTTTGATTTCTTCTTTAGCCGCTTTATAGTTACCTAGCTGAGCTAAACGGTTTACAGAGCGATGGTCTGTACGATCTACGTGGTGAAAGTCTATTGCTGCCGGATGGTCAAATCCGCAATTCGTACATTTAAATGTACTCTTAAATGCATACCAATCTTCACGCTTCTGGCGTTTTAGAGCAGCTGCTTTCTTTTTTACTTCTTCTGTATTTGCTTCGTAATGCTTACGGCTGTACTCTTGATGTTTCTTTTTTCTTACGCTCGGATCTTTGTACGGCATCGGCATGCACCTTATATTTCCAATAGATTGCGTTTCTAAATGACCACGGATTACCGGGCTTATAAATCTTGAAACCACATGATATAAGAGAATTAGCACTTGCGGGGTTATTTGTTGTATCAGTAATTACCCAGCCCCACCCTAGTCGCTTAGCCATAGCTAGTCTTGCTTTAATAAGACGCTTTTGTAATCCTTTACCTGTGTACTCGTAGAGCACACCTGCTCTACATAAGTAACCTGTGTCGCTCCATTGAATCGATCTCACCAGACCCGCAAAGCCCACGGGCTTGCCATCCTCTGTATATGCAATCCACCAATGTCCACGTGTAGGTTGATACACCGAATCCGACGGAAGAATTTTTTTCTGCAGGAAAACTAGGAGGCTTTGAATTGCTGAGTTTCTTATGTCTACTTTTTTTACAGTGAAATTCATCGCACGGCTCCTTGGGGGTCATTCTCAAATTTTACATATAAAAAATTTTGGGGGTATGGCATTTTTATGACAAGGGGGGCCTTCTCTATTAGGGTAAACCCTGTGGCCCAATACCCCGGGCCAGAACCGAAAAGTTGGGTTTAAAACTTATTGCCTTTTTTGGCGTTTTCTAGTTTAGGTATAACTTGCAAGTTTGCAGGTACATGTAAGCCGGATACAGTTTTACCCCTTAATGGAATTATGTGGTCCACTTCCCATTCAAATCCTGTTAACTTAGTACGTAATATAGCTAATTCATAGGCTTCTTCTATCATCCATTTGTCTATATTAGTTAACCATTTGGGGGTGCGATTTATATAGGCAGCCCTATATTTGGCTTTTTTAGCTCGACGCCTAGCTGGATTTTTGGACCAATACCGTTTTTCTCTTTCTCTTAATACTTCTCTGGTAGGTGGCTGTTTATTTGGGTTATCTGGACGGCCACGTTTTTTGGGGTTAGCTGCCCGCTTAGCTTTTCTTGACGCTTGTTTTTTAATTTGGCAGCAGCGAACACAACGCCAATTAGATTTGTATCGCTCTCCACCATGTCCTTGTGGACAGTCTATACCTATATAT